ACTGTAGTAGTAGAACCATTAATGGTTAAACTTCCTGTAACAGTTAAATCTCCTCCTATTTCAGAATTACCACTAATATTAGCAGTACCATTTACATCTAAGTTATGTGTAGGTATACTTAAAGCAGTAGCAGGATTAATAACCATTGCTCCACTCATAGAATTATTTGCACCAATAGATTGAATATTTACAGCAGTACCGTACGCACCCGAACCATTACCTTTATTAATAGCAAAACTTAAATTACTTTCTTGATCACTAGCATCAACTACTCTTGCATAAATACCAGCATAAGTAATATCTGCTGTATTAGCACCACTTCCTCCAATTGTATTTCTACTTCTAAATTCAACGACCCCAAGAGTATCATTATCTACGGGAGTACCTGCATATCGATATAAAACTAAATCAGGAGCAGAACCAGATCCCGTTTCTCTACTTTCTAATACTATATTTTCAGCAGCAGAATTTGATATAGATTTAATAACAGGCGCGTCTGTACCAGTAGGAGTTCCTACAGTTAATTGACTTGCAATAGAAACATCATCAGGTAATCCAAGTGTTACTTTTACATCAGTACCAACTTTAGTTACCGCAGTTGTAATTTCATTTGTTGTACCTAATATTTGTAAATCATCTGTAGATAAAGCAACATTTTGTGCTCCTGAATCTCCGTCTACAGTTAATGTTGTTGATATAGCAGCTGTTCCTGCAGCAGTTAATCTACCTTGTTGATCAACTGTAAATGTTGGAATTGCAGTTGCACTACCATAAGAAGCTGGCGTAACTGCTGTATCATCAAGATCAATTGTAATAGCTTGACTTGAAGCAGCGGTTGTTATACCAGAAAGACCAGTAAGTGTTAAACTTTGAGAATCTAAATCGATTGCTCCGGTTCCAGAATCACCTGCTGTGTCTAAATCTTGAGCTGTTACAGTAGCATCAACATATGCTTTTATAGATTGTTGTGTAGCAAGTTTTGTAGCGCTATTAGAAACCATATTATCTTCATCTAATACAGCAGTTCCTGATACTCCTGTATTTAAAATAGCACTTGTTAATGTTTTATTTGTTAAAGTTAAATTACCAGTAGTTACAAAGGTATGTATTTGATCAGCTGTTGCTAAACCCGTACCGCTATCTGCAATTGCTGCAGTTACAATACTAAATGATGGAACTGGACCGTTTTCATTGGATACTGTTAATTGAGGAGTTGTTGAAGATGTTACAGCTGTTATATCTCCTGTTATAGAAACGAAATTACTTCCGTCATAAATTTTAAAGATGTTAGATGATCCGGATGTATCATAATAAACCCTACCCGTTTGTAGGTTATTACTTGGTGCACTTGCTAATGCTTCTATTGCGGCACCTTGTAGCTGGTTACCGTTTAGATTTAAATGAGTTAAATATTTTAAAGATGCCATAGTATTACAATTTTATTAATTTATAAAAGCCTTGCCTGTAAACGTTCCTTGAAATACTATTTGTAATCTTTGCGTACTAGAAGCATTGGTACTCCAATCCTTATATAGTACTGTACCAATTACATGGTTATCTGCTGAATCTACTACCGTAACTGATGGATACTTTCCTAAATTATGTGACACTTGCCAAGTTGAGGCAGCTGTGTCTTGAGTGTGTACAACATTTAAATCTCCTGCACCAGCAGGACCTTGTGTTCCTACACTTGTTACAGCTACTGTGCTACCCGTAACAACTACTTTATTAGTAGTTTGTTCAGATACAAGTACCTGATTTCCTGCAGGTGTTGTTATAGTTACATAAGTATTTGCCATTTTTTATCAACTTACTGATTTTATAATTTGTATTTGTCCTGTTAATAATCTAGTTACTACTCCTGAAATTGTAATATCTAAATCATAATCAGCACGATTAAACGTATAATCAGCTGTAGTAGCAGCAGGAAGTGAAATTTTAAATTCCCCTCCGCTTGGATTACTTAATGTTATACCATTGCCTACTGACAAATTTATAACAAAATTTGTATCACTCCTATTATCTTTAGCTTTTAATGTAATGGTAGCACCAGAAATATTTATTGCATTCCCTGATGCATCTTTGTAAGTAACAGTATTATTAAAAGTAGCTCCTTGTTCTATTTTAAAGTTGTGCGCTCCTGCAGCCATTATAATGAATAATCAAAAACGTTAGGTTTACCTATTCCATTGTTTTCTATAAGGGTGAAACCAGCACTACTGGTCCATCCATTAGATTCGCTATAAAAATTGCCGGTAAACAAAGGAGCAACATCTATAGCCCTATAATTCGCTTGATCAATATATGTTTCTTCAAGTGTATGAAATACTTTCTTACTTTTCCTTGAATGCCAATGCCCTCCTAAAAGTACATTATACATTCCTTGCTTACCATATTCCCATATGATTTTACCTAAATCTCGTTTTGATAGTCCATGATGATTATGAGTCATAATGTAATATATCCCATCTATATCATATCCTAAAACTAAAGGAGAAAATTCTACTTTAACTTTGTCGTTTACAAACGCATTGCGTAACATATATGCTAGCAATCCGGCTACATCTCCCTCGTTGTCATGTTTAGCATCTGAGGTTGATCTATCATGGTTTCCTGAAACTATGTAGAGTGAATGAAGATTATTTATATTTTGTATAAATTCTTTCATTATCTCAAATGCTAAAATCACAACGTGATGTCCATACATTCCTTTACCCATAGATTTCCAAGAATTTATGTGGTTAAGTCCTGTAAAAGATTCTATAAAGTCACCTAAAAATATAAGTTCGGTTTTTTCATATCCTCTTTTGTTCACCTGGTTTGCTACTTCCCGTAAATAATCAATTACGGTTTTGTAATTAAAATCAGGTGTCCGTTGTAAATTCCTAATATCAGCACCAATATGTAAATCTGCCAGACATACAACTCCTGTATTTATTCCAGAAGTCTTTTTTATATTGATTGTAGATATCGCCTTATTAAGATCATCCTTAATAGCTTGATAGTCTATTTCGTCTCCTCTCGGTCTTAACGAAAGTTTGACTTGATAATTAGTCTTTTTACCTGTTTTGGTACTTACGTCCCAGGCATTACATGAATAACCTGTTACTTCGTACACGTTGACATCAATATCAAAGAACTCTATTGCCTCTTCTAAAGAGGTTATCGGCTGTTCGCCTTTATAATTAAATGTTGTCGGCACTCCATGTAAAGCATCTTCTTGCTTTAATTGATTTGCGACTTTTGCTACTTTTCTTCTTAATGTACGATGTGAAAATAAATCACTCTCTTCTAATATTCTGTTGGCGGTTTTACTGTACGATTCGTTTGGAAAATTTCTTATTGTTTCTTTTATTAAGTCTTCTAACGTTTGTCTCACTTATTTTCTTTTTTATAAAAATACTAATTTTTATTGACTTATACTAAAAAAGGCGGTGATTAGACCGCCTCTTCTATTCAATAAATCAAAAAAAACAAAAAATGTTATATGATTACTATTTCAGCAATGTAAGCTGAGTATTTACATTTGCAGGCAGTAATGTGCTATAACCGTCTGGTATACAAATATAAATCTTATAATCATCATAATTTTGTGCATTTCCTACTGCTTTAGAATTAGAGACTACAGTTCCTTCTACTAAAACAACATCATAGTTCCCAGAAACCTGAGTAGTAGGTTGTTTAATATTAGATCCACCAAGACCCCATACTCCACTATCAACCCATCCTTTTTTCTCTAAGGCTGTAATTTGCGCTTCAGTTCCAACTGATGGTACTGCTACTGCAGTATCAGCGAAAGCGGAAGCATCATTTCCAGATAGTTTAAAGTGTGAATTTACTGGAGCAGTAATTGTTATAACTGCACTAGAAACTGCTGCACTGAATCCATAAAATTCAGAACTGCTTTTTGCAAACTCAGTATCCATTAAAGCTTTAATAGCTGCAGCACCTGCATTAGCAGAAGCTGTTGTAGCTGGAGATTCAAAGGTTTTTACTGGGAGATTCATTGTTCCTGCAGTAGTATTGATAATTTTAACATGAGCTGCATCCGAATCTAAAGCTATAGTTGCTGTAGATACTTGAGCAGTTCCTGCTGAGTAACTGATTGTTGTTACTTTTTTAACTTCGCCCTCACTCATAGGACCGACGTTATCTGTGCCGTGAAATGCATAAACATCTTCTTCGCCTCCAGTTAAATCTAGAGCGCCGCTATTTAAAGCAGAAAATGTAGCTCCGTTTTCAACGAATCCAAATTTACTGGTTTGAAATGAAGAGGTTGCGTTTATTGCATCTGTTCCGACAATAAGTACTTTTGTTTTTGCCATGATAATAAAAATTTAAAAATTAAAAAATATAGTTATTCGGTTTGTGATATCTCATTAACATTCGTTTGATATCTCTGCGACTCTGTTGCTTCTAATAAGTGTTTGACTGTTAAGTCTACTATTTCTTGATGTGTATGATCTGCTAATTCACAATCCTGCGCCGAAGATAGAGAAATTTCTGTAGGTATCCTAATGTAATCTGCGTTCAACCCTTTTAATAGATAACTTTTATTATTAAAAACCTTAACATACGTACCATTTATTACTCCAATTGCACTACTAGGCGTTGAAGTAGCAAAAGGATTATTTAAAAGATTATAAGTTTCATCAGGCTCTACAATACGTAAAGGAATTTCTTTAATTCGTTTTACAGATATATTATCTATCCTACCATCGTAATCTGTGCTAGGATTAATTTGTAATGAAACATTATCTGCTAACGCATGTAATTCAAACTGTTTTGCTACTGTACCATGTGTAGTTTGATATATAGTTAAATTTGATCCTGTAGCATAATCAAATGTATATGATGTATTGCTTACTCCTGGTGTTCCTGGAGCTCCTAAAGAAATAGTAAAACTTCCATTGGAAGCACCCGCTTGAGCAGATGTTCCAAATACATTAACAGATATAAGATATTTATTACCTTTTTTAACTCTTACTGCATGTGTAGCAGGATCTGTAGATCCGCTTTGGTGTGCAATAGTCTGATTTGCAACTACCCATTTATAAGCACTAGGATCTCCAGTACCTAATGTCCAACCAGTTGCATTAGCTGAACCATTTGGATTTTGAAATGTACCATTAGTTACTAGTTCAGGATCAACTTGACAGTCATCATATAATATTTTGACTCTACCGTTTATTAAAAACATGTAATCAGTAGGAAGATCAAAGTCTTCATGATCCGCATAAAGATTAGGAGTAACCACATCATCATTGTAATCTAATACAGTGATAATTCGTAAATCATCTACTCTTTTTTGTGAACCATGAAGTCCTGTTCCTTTAGGATCTGATATATTCCAAAACCTTTGTTTAATAAACCGTTCTTGCATTTTGTTTAAAGCAAAATCTATTTCTTCTGGCAAAAAAGTGTCATAAGAATTAGAAGCTACTTTATGTAGCCCTTGCTCTACCGCATGATGCATTTCGGTTACAGTCATTAACTAAAAGTTTTAAGACGAGCTTTTAAAGTTGTATAAGTTTCAGAGTTCTTTTTATCTTTTAGATAAAGAACTGCTTCTTCTAAACTATCTCCAATACTCTCATCTCCATTTAAATATGTATTTCCAACTCTTCGTATTACTTCATTACTTATACAGTCTTGAATAAATGCTTGATGTTGGATATTTTTGTCTTGAGCATAATCTAAAAATTGAGTAGGGTTACCCTCTAACTCATTTTCAAGAGTTATTTCTTTTTGAGCTTCATCCATTGTTTTAGGACTATATCCATAGACCATCAATAATTGATTTACTTTAGATTTATCACCTGTTAATTTAATAAACTCCTTATATGCTTCTTTACGTCTTTTTACATTAGAAAGCTTTTTCACCTTCTCTATTTCTGTATCGTAGATATAATATTTATAACTACGGTTAGTTTTCATAGATGCTTCATCCTTTGCAACATATGGATGTGCACACGCAAATTTAAAACGAATATAATCCATCAAATTAAGAGGATCTCCGTCTTCATCTAGACCTATTTCTAGATCAGTACCTTGTTGTTCTATTGTTACAGTCATATTTTGATAATATTTTTTAACTTCTCTTTGAAAGTTAACATCTTTATGATCTGTACCTATAATACCAGGAAGATACTTTTTTTGTTCTTTAAATGTTAATCCTGTTAAGGTATCACCATTTTTTGAAAAAGTTGACCCAATCTTACGTTTTGCCTCAGCATAAACGTGATCAGGAAGGTTAGTTGCATTTGCCTTTCTTTTTAATACTACTGTTCTTGCCATTTTTATATATTTACTTTGTTAAATAGCAGAAAGAAAAGGGGCAATAAGCCCCCTTTTCTGCTAAAAAAATTAATTAAGATTTAACACATTCTAAGTGTAAACAATTTGTAGCTCTTCTAATTGCAATACCAGTCTCTTTCATAAAGTGAACTGATGCACCGTCTACATCATTTGCTCTTAGTGCGTTACCACCTGCAAATCCTGGAGGAACAGAAGCGCCTGCTACTGCCCATCTTACTAACTCTCTACCTTTTCTAGATACCATAGAAACGTTTGTTTCACCGTCATATGTTGACATATCTAAGAAAATCATTCTGTAAGATTCCATTGGTAATCCAGAAACAGGATGTTTTGGACTATTCAATGCTCTTGCACCATGATCAAATAAAGGAAGATGTCTTACTGTTACCGTATGACCATCTATGTGTCTGTAAGAAGTGAAGAATCCACCTAATTCTAGGCTTGTTCTACCTCCTGAAATAAAGTTAGCTGGATCAGTATTTTTAATATAAGATCCTGCTGATACTTCACTTTTCATTGCGGTATCAAATTCTTCCATACCACCTAGACCTGTAAACAGAACTATGTTCATGTCTTGAGCATCAGAAGCTCCATAAAGAGCATCTCTTACTACTGACTTGATCTTAGTTGCTGTTAAACTAGAATAAGTATCTACGTTAGGAATTTGCTCAATAACTCCAGCTCCAATAGGAATTGGTTTGTTATTGTCGTCTTTCAATGCAATAGTTCCATCAGTGGATCTATTGTATTTAGAATACCATAAAGCGTATTCCGTTTCTTCTTTCCATCTAAGCATATGTTGATATTCTTCGAAGTCATACCAAAGGTCTGTCTTCTTACCATCAACATTAAACTCGAAATTAACTACTCTATCAGGCATATTTCCTTCATATCTGTAGGATTTTCTGATAAGAGAAATTTGATTTCTCATTTTAGATGGAGCTACCCAGTTACTTTCGTTACCAGTTGAGCCTGAAATAGCTGTAGGTGCAAATAATTGAACCCAGTTTTTTCCTGCTACATCTCCAGATGCTACTGCATCCGTAGAATCAGCTGTAACTAATTGTAATGTGTATACCCAGCCTGCACCGTCTTCATATGGATCTTCCATAACCCTTGCTTGAATACCCGCTTCACTTTCAATAATGTATTGTTTGATGAACCATTTATCATCGAACCTTACTTTAAATCGTGTAGAATTAACACCGGTACCACTAACAAGAGCAGACGATTTTACGGCTTTGTTTAATCTACCCATTACTGGATAGTCATACTCAACATCATTAATATACTTCACTTTTCCCTGACCTTCAGTAAGGAAAGAAAGAGGAAATCTCTTATCTTCTCTTCCTGCGAGGTGAGTGATTACTGGTGAAAGTACATCTGGCTGAGTAAGGAGGGCGTTCGCTAACGAGTTTTCGTCAGTCATACCCTCAGCGTTAAAATAGTCTTCGTATAAACGAAGTCTTTTTGCGTTGTCTGCTGCCATAATAATAAAAATTTAAAAGTTAAAAAAATTAAGTTATCCGAATAGCTTATCTAAAGTAGGTACAACAGCCCTCTTCTGAGTTTTATTGTATGTTCCTTTATTACCCTTCATTCTTCTAGATGCCGATTGTGTATTTGATTTTAATTTAGCTTTCAAATTCACAGCTTGCCTTGTAGTTGCTTTGGTATTAATGAGTTTAGATAAATCAAGCCCCTTGTAAACAAGGAATTCCATTGCTAAAATAGATTCTTGATCCATCTTTTCTCTATCTAATAATCGTTGACTTTTTCCATTCTTATCGATAGGAGTAGCCATCCAATTATAGAACTTTTTCTTTTCAGCTTCTGGAATTGCAAAATCTCGTAATTTACCTTTATTGATAATTTCGCCAATTTCTTTCCAAGTTTGCTGAGTTTGAGCTGCCGCTGTTTTAGCTTCGTCTGCTTGTCTTTGTAACAAGTTTTCTTTATTCTTAGCTTGTGCGGCTGCTATTTTTTTAACAGCTCGAGATGCGTTTTTATATAATAAATCTGCATCTTCATAATCCTGTATAGAGTCTGTAATTTCTTCGGGTTCATATCCTTGCATATTTAAAAAAGTTTCTACTACTTTTCTTTGCATACCTTTGTCTTTTTCATTGAGTTGTAGTTTAGAAAAATCCATTTCTTTAGCTGCAACTTCAAAATACTCTGAAGGATTTCCGCCTGCTACCCTATAGTTCATATATTCTTGAACATCAGGGAAAGCTGCGAATACTTGACCGAATTGCTCTTCTGCCATTTTATTAGCTGTTGCTTTGGTAAGTCCTATGATTCCATCATAGTCCTCAGCAAATTCTCCATCAATTTCATATCCCATTCTTTCTCTTAAAGTCTGGATTATTGATGGCTCTGAATCTTCCTCAGACTCAGATTTTTCAGCTACTTCTTCCGTTTCTTTCGAAACAGGTTCTTCAACGCTTTTATCTTCTGAAGATTCCTCTTCAGCAATAGGTGCTTCTTCTTTTTGCACCTCTTCGGTAGTATCTACTGCTTCAGTAGATTCTTCTACTTTTTCCTCTGGTTTTTCGTCCGTTGGTTCTGTAGAATCCGGAATTTTTTTATCATTTAATAAGTCACTAACTGTAACTTTTGATAAATCTAGGTTTTCTGTTTTACTCATTTTTTACAAAATTAATTAAATTATACTAGTTTTCTATATTTATATATTCAAGTTTTTACACCTTTATATATAGTCTTTTTATGTGGTTTTTTTATTGAGTGCTTTTTCTTGCACCTTTATTTTTTTCTCTTCAATTTCTTTTTTATCTTTTTGTTCTGATCTCTTCTGATTTAGCTTCTCTCTTTCTAATCTTACTTTCTCTAAATCAACAGCATCATTGATTCCATTATCATTCATATCTTGATCAATAACTTTACTTGCTATTTTCATTTCTTCTATATCCATTTTACTATCTCTATCTTTTTGATTTTCAGATGCTTCAAAGTCTCTTTCCGCTTGTTTTTCAGCAGCTTGTGCTTGAATTTGTTGAGATTGCATTTGTTGCGCCTGTTGTTGCTGTTGTGCTTGAATCTCTTTTTCTATTTTATCGACTTCTTCTAATTTAGTTTTTATTTGTGCAAAATTACTACCATCCAATACTTCTGCGATAGTTGATGGTGTACTACCATTTTGAGCAAATGATAATGTAAGTTGTTTTAAAGCTTGTAATTTATCTTGTTCGATAGAATTATTTTTAACAAATACTCCAAATTCTGCTTCTTGATATAAACCAGGATCTATATCTAATATAGCTTCTCTAAAATCACTAGAAATATATTGTGTCTTTTTACCATCTTTCCAAGCTGATTTTGAAGTGTCTAATAAACCATTAAATTCTCTTTCTACAAATTTATCGAATCTTCTAAATAATTCTTCAGTCATAACTGATGATTGAAATACTGCTCTTTCAGTATTTCCTATTCCATCAGAAGCATGAACTTGTCCTTTTCTTTGTCTTGAGATTCCTACTAATTCTTCCCATTCTTGTTTTACTGATTGTAATAATTGAAATTGAGCAGCAATATATTGCCCTAAACTCATATCAAGAACTTGGAATTGATTGAAGGAAACTCTTTCCCCCCTCTTACCCTCTGCAGTCGAATCTATGAACGCGTATCCCATAGCATCTGCATAATACATGAATTTTTCTTCATCCCAACCATGTCTTTTAGGA